ACAGCGATTGTTGGTGGAAGTACTGATGTAGCCGATGTGATGCATCTCAGTCGCGAGGGTAATGCGGATCGTGATGGTGTGCGAGCCACGTTCAAGATGGGAAAGTTCGATAACACAACTGGGAAGTCTAAGTCTAAACTCGACATCTACCTCGCAGATGACCGTTACACAGATGAAACAGAGATTTTGACTTTGCGAGCAGATGGACGTGTTGGTATCGGTACGACTCAACCGTCTGCACACCTCGAAGTGTATGCTACCGGTATAGGAAATCCCGTAGGTGATGAAGGAGAAGGTAATGGTATCTTGGTACATAACCACGAATCGGGTGGTGATGCCATCATAGCCATGCAAACGGATGTAGCCAGTGGTAACGCATTCACGTCGTACGTTCAGAGTGATAACGATACAGCTCTAACTGGATGGTCCGTGGGTGTTACAGGTGAGTCTAGTGATTTCAGGATTACGGAGGATTATGAAAAGGTTTCAGAACCAACTGCAACCGCTTTATTCATAGAGGGTACATCACGGAACATAGGTATAGGCACAGATGCACCTCGCGGTGAGTTGGAGGTATATGGAAATGTTGTCATTGGAAGTAAGATTACTTTTGGGGGTCTTCCAGGTGATGAATTCGGTAACACGATATTCATTGAAAGAAATTTTGATGCCACTGGTGATTTCAATAGGAATGAACTTCTATTTTACAAAGGTAACAAACTTGGTTCGGTAAATACGGGACCGTCAAGAATTAGACATATCGCAGCGGAACACGTTTTCGATACGTATAGTTCAGCCGATCAAACACTAGATGATATTCTCGACGGAGCAGTCGGTGAGAGTCTAGGTGATGTACCTTTATGTATTACGGATTTAGGTACAGTAGTCATAGGTGGCAATAGAGATGATGCGGCAGCAGCAGCTGCACGTACGAATACAAAACTCATCGTAAAGGGTGATGTCGAATTCGCCGGTACAGGTACATTCAAATTGACAGGTTTTGATTTCCTGACTACCTCGGGTGGAACTTCTAGAAATATCATTAGAAGTATTCTGAATGGAAGCGTACGCCGTCCAATTACATTTACTCATGAGGATGATACAGATCCTCTAATAGATGATATAGAGTTTGCACGCTTCGACACGGCTGGACGGTTGGGTATAGGAACATCCACTGTTAGATCTAATGTACATGTGTATGATTCGAGAACAACCGATTTGGACATGCTCAGACTTGAGAGTCCAGGTACCAACAAAAAAACTGGTATCCTTCTTTACACAGATGCCGGGTTTGGTGGGTATGTACGGGGATACAGGAACTCCACATATTCAACATCTGGTATAACAATTGGGTCAGAATATGACTCTGCAGAATCTGATACTATTCATATCACCCATACGAGTAATGTGGGTATAGGGACTGTGAATCCACTCAAGAAGTTCCATCTATACGATGGAGTTGCACGCATCGAAAACACATCAACTGCAGCGGTCGTTGAATTTAAGACATCTGGTGGTACATCGAACATTCTTTCGGATACAACGGGGAACGTGTATATAAATCCAGATTCCACACACACATTTATTGAGAGTAACATCAACGTGGCTGGTGATCTCGCCGTAGGTGGAAACATTGATCTTGGTGATGCTGTCGCGATTGGTCTCGGTGGTGAGACATCGAATACACAACTTCAGGTTGGTGGTGGCTTCATCACAAACTCTGATACATTTGCATCTAAAAAATATGCACACACGTTTTCGAGAACAGCTGGTCAATCGAGTGATATACAGCTTGTTTTCGGTACGGGGTCGTTCTATGCAAAGATTGTGGCCATCTTTAGACGTGTGGATACAGCATTTGGATCCGGGTACAGCAACATGAGCACCCTAATTCTCGAAGTTCAAGGAGGAACCCATGATGGAAGTACCTCATCTGTTGATATAGCCGTAGGCACTAAAAACCTCTTTGGTGGTACAAACTCGTTCCCATGGAGTCCTACGGTTACGACCGGTAAAACGGGTATCATACTTAAACCCAATTCAGAATCAATTGCATCAGGTATAACATTCTTCTATGATGTTTCTGTGGAGCTCATGTCTTCGCGAAATGGTGCATTCCAAGCTATAAGAACAAACACTGCACTAGGTGGTGATGATCCGGACACGACAAACTCAATCGTCATCAAAGACGATTTCAACTATTAAATTTACTACGAGGGGTGAGACCCCGCGGTAGATTTAATACATACATTTACGCCCTGATGGAGTCAGAGACGGCGAGTAAAACAACGCCGGCAATGAAAGCCATGATGACGTAATTCAACTCAGTTTCTTCGCGACCTATTTCTGGCTTTACCTCAACAGTCTTGGATTTCACGACAGGTTCTGGCTGCCTGACAGGAGGATCCAATTCCTCTAGCGGACAATACGCTATCATTTATATAGTAATTAGAGATTAATTTCCGTCTTCTTCTTCCGCCTGGTTCGCTTGGGTTTAGCGGAACCACTTACATTCACTTCCTTCACCTCACCACCAGTGGATTCACCCGAAATCGATACAATGTCGGACATATCATCATCATCTATGACACTTTCCTGGGCACCTCCACCCATTGTAGTGTTCATCGGGGGTGGGGGAGGCATCATGATCCCACCCATGAGACTCGAAATGTCTAGACCCGGTCCTTGCATCTCGTATTGACCATTATTTGTACCTCCAACTGGTGCCTCAGTCGCAGGACCACCAGGGGACCTGGTCGTGTTCTGTACAGCTGCCATCATATTCTTGACGAGATCGGGATTCTGTTTCATCACATCGTTCATGTTAGGCATCACCGACTTGAACATGCTGTTCGTGAGGTGGAACATCATAGCAGAACCACCCAACATCATGATGAGCTTCACCTCGGGAGCGACACTGACCTTCGAGCGGTACTTCACATAGAGTTCCTCAAAGACACCATCATAGTCATCAACATTCTCCATCACAGACTCCGACCAACCCTCAAGTTGAATCTCAAAGGGGTTGTACCTCTTGTTGAGAAACTCCAGACCAGTCACACACGCCACGAGCATTCGCCTAGAGAAACGAACCGACTGTTCTACATCTATGCTATAGGTGATGCGCTTCACTTCTGAACGAAGTTCATCCACGTTCGAGTACGCATTGAGTCGCTTATTCACAGCGAACCCCTTTTTCTCGAGGCGTCCAAGTTTGTTAATGAGGTCAGCCTTCTCTTCATCTACAGATGTGTATCCCTTGGATGGCTGCTCTTCCTGGGGACCGGGACCCATGGGTTCATCGTCATAAAAAGTGGGTTCATCCTCACCATAATCAATCTCCTCATCTTGCTGGGGTTGAGAAGGTGCAGTCTGTTTATTGGGATTCACAAAAGCATCCATCGCCTCTTGGTGCTGCTGGGGGGCTGGGCGGTGCATGTGTTGTACAGGGCGTGGCACAGGTTTGGGACGAGGAGCAGAAATTTCAATCTCATCCATAAGGGCCTGTTCGTCGGCGTCTAATTTCATCACAGTTGTGTTTCCACGATCGAGTACGATTTCCTCGTCCATCTACTCTCTATGTAGAAACTAAAAAAAATATCTTTAACGCGCTTTATAAAAAATGTATGTACATAGTAAATGTTCAATCTCAACAAGGCGAACCGTAATGCTCTCACATCGATCGGAGTGTTGTTTTTCATCATCGTGGCTCTCACAATGTTCCGTGATACCAGCATGTACCAGGCCAGGCCAATCACTGTGAAGGCCCTGTCCACCGGTTCCATCTTCGACCTGGAGAATAAGATCGAATGCACTCCCGGTCGCAAGGAGGGTAGCGCTTATACCAAGTCCCTGACCCCAGGTGGTCTTTGTGGTGCTCAAAAGCTCGTTTCTGATCTCGCGTCGTACGAAATTTCGGATGGAATCGGTGGATCTTTAATCTAAGCTAATATAAATGGCTCTCATCACTTCGCCGACGGAGACTATTCCAGACCTCAACTATGAGTATCACACTGTGACAATTGATTCCATTGGTCAAGACAGTGGGAACACTTTTACGTGTCATCTTCAACAGCCCCTGAAAAATATTGTCCAGGCCCGTCTTCTCAGTGCTCGTATTAATTCAAACGTCTCTACCGAACATTCCTATATTTCCATCAAGGAGTTGGATACAATCTTTAATGATCGAGCTTCTAATGTTTATGAAGGTCAATCATCTCTCAGTGTTGTTCGTGGATCGTTCGCGAGTGTTATTTCTGACGGTACTGCAACCACAGTTTTCAAGGATGACTACCCAATCGCGACTCAATACATCGACCCCATTCGTCGCCTTGATCGCATGACGGTGACTATTCGTGACCAAAACGGGAACACAATTAAAAATCCCGATTCAGATGCCAATAACTTTTTAGTTATTCGGTTCGTGTGTAGAAAACCTAATTTGTAATTTTCTTAGCTTAAACTAGTATACCATGTCTGCTGGTATTGTTCAATTGATTGCTATCGGTGCTCAGGATGAATATATCGTGGGTGATCCAGAAATATCTTTCTTTAGTTCAACATTCAAAAGACATGCTAATTTTTCACAGTCCATCGAAAAACAAACCATCCATGGACCTGTGAAAAACAATTCGATGTCCAGTGTTCAATTCGAACGAACTGGCGATCTTCTAGGGTATGTCTATTTTACCATCGATGATACATCACAAGCCCTCGACATACAGCGTTGGGACACTATTATTGACAAGGTGGAACTCTATATTGGTGGTTCCCTCATCGATAGCCAAGATGCCATTTTCACAGAGAAAATTGCTATTGATACGTTCGCTCAAAATGTTTCCAAGAGTGCTAACGGAACACACCCCGGTGTGAGCGCGCGATCGTATTTCTACCCCCTGCGCTTTTTCTTTTGTGAAGGGCCCCAATGTGCCCTCCCCCTCGTCGCACTCAATTATCACAACGTCGAGATTCGTATTCATTGGGCAACAGCCGCCGCCAACTATAATGTAGAGTGTTACGCCAATTACTACTATCTCGATAATGAGGAACGTGGCAATATCGCTTCTCGTCGCCACGATCTTCTCATCACCCAAGTACAAAAGAATGTCCCAACAAATGCGGTCGTTCAGGATCTTACATTTAACCATCCCGTGAAATATCTGGCCTCGTCGGACACAACCACAGATGGTGCTCTCACCTCACCCACCAACAAAGTTAAGCTAAATATCAATGGTCTCGATGTGAGTAATTACAGATGGGGAAAACCACATTTTATCGATGTCATGAATTATTATCACACCAACTTTGTAACGTCTCCAGATTTCTTTTTATACTGCTTCTGCCTCTCCACAAGCTCTCTTCAACCCACAGGCACTCTAAACTTCAGTCGCCTCACATCCGCGAAGATTATGAGTGAAACCATGCCTATTAATGACCCAATTTATGCAGTCAATTACAACATTCTTCGTATCGAGAATGGTATGGCTGGGCTCCTGTACGCAAATTAAAATGCAATGTTATAGTAAATGGTCAAGAATATACCGACAATTGAGCGGTCTACCAAGATTAGGTTTGGTAAGAACGTGCCTGACTCGGATGTTCAGGCTGAAAATACGATCGTTTTTAATGCCAGTAACACTCTGGTAACTACACCGAACAGTGGTAGTATTTATATGTCACCTGTTAGGTTTAGACCTGATTTTAGAGACGAGAATGTCGTATTAATGATGTACAATCGAACCACAGGGGAATTATCTGAATCGGGTGAAAGCGCGAACGCACTTCTTGGTGGTCAAACATTCCAGGTTACCACTGACCGCGGTAACACCACATCCAATGTTGTTCAATTTATAAACCCCGAAGTGAGTTTTGTCACCTTTGGGAACGTTGGTATAGCCAACACTATTGCTGGTCACACTCTAGATGTTGGTTCCAATCTTTACGTCGATGATTTGGGTGCTAATGTTCTCGTAGTTTCTGGTGGTGTTTCTATCGATGGCAACCTCGTTGTAACTGGTGGTGTGACAACAATCACAACCGAAAACCTAAAAGTTAAGGATGCTATTATTGAATTGGGTTTAAACAATACGTCCGAGGACACAACTCTAGATCTTGGTCTTATTATGACTCGACCCGAATCCAACGTAACTGTTGGGTTTAGGGAAGATTCGGATGAACTCATACTTGCTTATACCGAAAGTAGCGCAGAAAGTAACACCATT